GGGCTGCTGATACCAACGGGCTTTCAGCACCGTCGACGCGGTTATCCACGAGTTCCTGATAAACCATCAGACCGTGCTTTGCACTTAGGTCTAGGTTAGAAGGTGTGATGTCTGCGCCAGCGGCGAAGCTGACCTTGAGTTCTTCTTTACTTACTGTACGCAAGACTTCAACTGAGTCTCCGATAGTCAGTGTATCTGTTACAGACACTGCTGAGTCGTCGATCCATTCAAATACTGCGTATGCAGGATCGCCTGATCCGTCAATTGCGTTGTTCACACGGACGCGAACATCCGAGCGTTGAATAAAACCTAAAGCGAAGTTCACCGCGAAGGTCTGTGCTCCACCTTCATAGGTGTAGGTATTGGTGGATAATGCCATTACGGTATCCTTCGTTTAAGGTTTCTCTTGAGTGAGGTGATAAGGGGCGACCTAAGCCGCCCCGTGTATTACTTGTTTCGTTCTGCAATGCCGTTGAGCATGTTACCAACTAGGACTGTACTAGAGAATGGTATAACCCGCATAGCCTTCTTGTCTGATCCATCTGCTGTGCCGTTAAACGCAGCAGCTAATGCACCCGGTAAACGGATAGCATCGTTCGTGAATGACAAAATAGGAGGCATGACTTCAGCGTGTCTACCGAACTGGTTGAACCGCTTGTCGTCAAGACCCATTATAGTCATCAGAGGATCGTAGGCCATAGGGATAAAGCCAGTCATGTTGCTGTAGGCGAACGCACGTTTAGCGTGATCTTCTACAGACATCTCTCCTGCCTTACCATCAATACCAGCACGGATCATAGAGGCGACGCCTGCTGTGGCTAGTCCCATACCCAAGGCTGCGTAAGCCTGCGGATCGTTATGACGGAAGTGACGTACCATCTGCTTCTGAGTAGCCTGTAGCGGGAAGGTCTTGAGGTGACTCAGGACCGAACCCCATCCAGTGTGCATCCACGCATCTTGCTCACCAGCCATAGACTTCTGAACAACTTGGTTGATGTTACGTGTGATGGAAGCACCGAACATATCAGCTAACTCACCATCCCACTTGTCTGCATGTAGACGATTAACGTAACCATCTGGACTGAACTCAATAGTACCATCAGTGATTAGCTTCTCTAGTCGTGTAAGAGCCTCACCGTCTAGTCCTAGATCGCCCCAGAACCGAGCCTTAACACCTGCTGATAACTCTTCACCAGATTCCAAGGAGTCACGGAGGGTACGGAATACCTTATCAGATACACCGAGTGCAGCGGTCTTCTGCTGCCACCCACGTATACTGTTGAATAAACTCGTGTAGCCTTGGACGTATGAGGCGCTGGATAGCTTCTTATCCAACTTAGACATAAACGTACCGTCGTCTAGGTCACTGAGTTCATCTAGGCTCAAGTGCTCTGCGAAGAGCTTATGGTCCTGTCCGATGGCACCTGTCATATACGCCAAGTCATTAAGCAACGCTTTGTTGCCTGCCTTAAGTTCTGCATTGAGGTTATTCATAACCCCACGCTTCATCCAGTTACCCACGCCGTTCTGTGCCATGATAGCAGCAGTCTCGCCTAGCTGTGTGAAACCCATCTTACCGAGCCATGCTAGGTTAGTCATGCGCTTCATCATCACTGGTAGCATACCCTGTTCTTCTGGTGCTTTACGCGGATCTAATGCAGACCAGCCTTTAGTTGCACCAGCATCAAAGTTAGTGAACATAGCCTCTAGTTCAGATTTAGACATACCAGCTTCACCCAATGCACGTTGCTCCGCTACAGCAGCACTGATCGCTTCTGCACGAGCAGCTTTGCTTGTGATACCTTGACGAGCTAGTGCCGCTGAACCAGCCATACCACGAGTGTAGCGTTGCCAATCTCCTGATAGATCGTTGCTCAACATATCAACGATCATGAGCTGAGAGCCATCCTCTGTCATAATAGGGGATTGCATATCTACGTCGTTACGGCTCTTAGCGAACCCCGGTTTACCACGGTTCTCTGCTGCACCTGCTAGACGTGTCATAATAGCTTCTTGCTCTGGACCGCGTACACCAGCCATCTCAAGACTGTCACGGAGGAATGCCCTACCGTCGCCTTGGAGTAGTGAGAATACACTTGTGTCGATATCAGCGTCCCTGAGTTCTACACGACGGATAACAGCATCAGCGATTGCATCTGCGTCCTTACCTGCTGCCATGCCTGCTTGGCGATACGACTCAGCTAGAGATACTACGAGGTTATCACGAGTAACAATACCTCTGCTTATAAGGTCAGTGATCTTACGTCCACTCCATATCTGTGGAGTGTAGTGCGGGTTCTCTGGGACATTTTCCATACCCTTGACTGAGTGTTCCCCATCACGTCCTTTAAGAATACCATGTGAGTCCCGTGCTGCGTTGTCGTAGGAATCCGATGCTAATCTTACATCAGCATCATCACTATAACTCGTCCGCCCGTGGTTACGGGAGTTACGCTCCAGCATTACCTCACGGTTGAACATAGCCTTACCTTCATCAGAGATACCAAACCGCGTACCGTATAGACCCTTACCATTACGCTGCGCCCAGTCGTAGGCCGCTTGCTGTACTGGTAGTAGTTGTGTCTGTACACGCTTAGTGAAGTTCTCCATCAGAGCAGCAGCTGTGTCTCGTCCACGATTCAATCCACTGGAACTCTCGAAGATAGCATGACCCATCCAATTAAGAACGGCTGCGTTAGACTTATAGAGGTTAGATTGGAAACCTGCACCTACTGCGGAAGACCATTTACCAGTGGACACCTTAGTCCAGAACTTATCCTCATCTTCTAGCTTCCTATCATACACACCGCTGTCGTAGTTAATGACATCTGAGTTGTCGATGATGTCGCGCTCTCCGGGAGTCATGAGGCCAAGAGGGTCTTCTAGGTCGCGCTCTACACGAACCTGTCCACCGATCTGTGCAGCACCCACTGTGCTGTCCCCTGTAGGTGTATTGAAGGCATCTATTTCTAAACCATCAGTACCTAGTGGACGCGCTGGGCGACTACTGGATACTGTTTCATTAGTGGCTGCTAGGGTTGGATCATCTTCTGATACACGCCGCAGGTAGTCGTTCTCTGCTGCCGCTAACGGGCCACGTAGGTCTTTACCCACGGCACCTGCTAGGAGGCCACCGAATGCTGCGCCACCAAGGATAGCTGATACGAGTTCACCCTCGCCTGCTGTCTCTCTGATGTGTGCGTCGTATACACCCACGATCAAGCCTGCCTGAGCACCGCCTACGACGCCCTGAGTGGCCCCTACAGCGCGTTGGCTCTTAGTTACTGCTGATACCACACGAGCGGTCTTAGCTGCCCCGTACATGCCTCCTGAGAGGAACATCAGAGGAGCATCTACATCAAGTAGCTGACCAGCCATCTGTGTGACGCTACCGTCGAACTGATCTGCTGTAGCTGCTTGACGATCCATGTCTGCTAGGATACGAGCACGAGCACGCTGTGCGCCCTCTAGTGTATCCTCTGCCATGATGTCCTCGTGGTAGCCCCGTGGAATACCTTCGATCAGGGCTTCTACATTATCAGCCTTGACGTATGCCTCGCGTTGTTCATCTGTGCCGAACGAGCCACCGATGAGTCCTTTTCCGATACCTTTCAGAACCGCGCCCATCTGACCACCAGTCATACCGGGGCGATTGAATTTGTTCTCAACAACGTCGTCAGGATTTGCTGCCTGATACGCTTCTAGGGCTGCTGTACCCTCATCTCCTGCACGACGGATACCGCCTGCAAGCGCAGTCTCTTGAAAGCCCGCTGCTAATTCTTCTAGTCCATTACGTTGTCGTGATAGACGTAATGACTCCCGCATCTCTGCTGAAGTCTGAAATGCGTTAGATTCTTCTTCTACTGGGTTAGCCGCAACGTGCTTGTCAAAGATATCATCAGCCATGCGGCTCTCCTTTAATGAAATCCCACCCCGACATCATGCCGAGGTGGGTAGTTGTTATTCTGATAGTGACTCTTGATACTTCAGTTTGTATTGAGCACCAGCAGCTGCATATGGAATTGCAATGCGGTCACTGGGGGTTCCATCAGGAAGTAAGAAACGAACAAAGGCGGTTGTTGTACCATCCGTTTCTAGGATGTACGGACGTACCCCACGGTTAGCAACCGCGATGGCGTCCATAGGCTTCATGACACGTTGTTCGACTTCACCCCCGAAGATACCAGCTACGAAGTCTGCTGCTCCGAGAACTACACCAGCACCGGGAATGGATTCCCATACTGATACACTACCGAATTCTTCTGATATATCACCGGACTCAATCATATCCGCTAGATAAGAAGTGATGATTTCACCCTCAATACCGGGACGAGCTAAGTCATTAGCAGAACCACCGAGCATCTGGTCGAGCATGTTAAAGCCGGGGTCCATGATGTGCATGGTACCACCTACGACTGCGGTACGATCTAGTATTCTAGCTGTAGCCTGCTGTACAGCGATCTTAGTAGACATAGCAGGGTCTGCTTTGAGTAGACGATTAACCTCTACTGTAACGGCCCCTGATAGCTGCTCACGCCCTGCCTGCGCACCAGCCAAGTCCTGTTCTACGTTAGTCTGTAGCCAAGCCTGACTTACATCTGTATTACTAGAGAACATACCTTGTAGGACACCGATGTCTTCACCATTAGCCCATGAGTCAACAGTATTTGTCACCTCTTTAGCAATACGATCCTGATTAGCAGGGGATTGTACTGAGTTCAAGCCTAGTGTCATCTCACGGTCATTGTATGCTGCTACGATAGCATCACCAATTAACTGTGGATCAGACAGGTTGCCTTGAGCAGCCTCCATGATCTCTGCTGCTGTGTTACGAGCCTTTTCAGTAGAGAATAGCGAGTTAGCTGCATCCTGTGAACCACCATCAACTAAGCGTTGATACTGTGCCATAGTTTCGATAGCTTCTGGTGTAGGTTTACCATCATCTCCGATAGGATTACGCATAGAGTTAGTCGCCATAGCTGCTACGTTCGTAGGAACAGTACCTGCTTTAATAGAAGCCTCTTCGATACCACCTGTGACTAGCTCACCTGCTGCACCCTTTGGTATTGTACCTGCTGCTTCACCATTAGCTATTGTGTTAGATACCTCAGCCAATGCTTCACGCCAGTAGCGATCCTGTAGGGCTTGTGGTAACTGATCTACTGTACCTGTGGCTACTGCACGAGCAATGACATTACCATCTACCGCGAAGTCTTTAGTTTTCTGATCGGCAGTACGTTGTGAGGCACGAGCGTCCTTTACAGTCTGGGATAGATTAGACTCTTTGAGAGTCAACCCAGCTTCCCCATACACAGTAGCTACAGCTTCAGTGAAATCAGTTACTGCTTGCTCTGACTGCCTTGGTGTAATACCGGGCACAGCCAATGCCATCTGTAGACCGTTGTATAGCTCTTCTTGCTGTACTTGAGCGACTTCAATAGCCTGCTCACGAGTAGCCTTAGCCGTATCGTCAGCCAGCTTTTGTGCTGCTGCACGTGCGGCATCTGCTGCTGCTGTAATAGTGTTATTGATACTATTACCCTGAGCAACGGTCTTTGTTAGACCTAGTGCCTCGATTCGTATGTTAGCAGCAGACCTGTATTCAGCACCAGTGATTGCACCTAATTTAAGAAGACGGTCATTATTTAGCATAGCCTCATCGTATGCGATGGTAGCCTCTACGACCCGTGCATCCTCTGCGTCCTTCATTAACTCAGCGCGTAGCCTCTGGGCTGTCTTTAACTCAGCCTTAGCGATGCTCTCAGTCTCTGCTGCTGTATAGTAATCAGCTTCACCGTTAGAAGATGCTAGGATAGCCTTAGCATACGGCTCAGTCTCACTGCGTTTAGGTAGTACAGAGTAGTCACGGCCTGCTGCAATCCACTTGTTAGCATTACCGGGACCAGCATTGTATGCGATAGCTGCTGCTTCGATGTCGTTAGCACCCCACTTCAGAATGCTATTAGCCTCAGAGCCGCCTAGCATCTTAGCCCAATACTCTTGACCAACACGTACTGTGTCTGCTGGAGTACCGTTAGATGGCCTGATACCAAATCCGGGATCAGTCTGTGTAGCTGGCATGACTTGCATCAAGCCCTCTGCGCCTACAGGAGAGACTGCGTTGGGATCACCACCGCTCTCTTTCTGCATCACGATGTCTTGTGTTAGCTTCGCTAGAGTCGCTGTATCACCACGCGCTATGGCTGTACCAATGCGGGATGTAAGAGCACGATCACCGTAGTCAGATGCTTGCACAGAGCTACTGTAAGCTGCACCACCCTCAGCCGCAGACATAGATACATGACGCTTGCCCCAGATAGCTGCTAACTTTTCTGTAGCTTCTGCTGGAGTGAACTCACCTGCATCTAGGTTACGTGTGAAGTTAGTCATCTGCTCTTGGTGATTTGCATCATATGTACCGCGTACACGGTTCTCGAATGCTTCTTTCTGACCACGTAGTGTCTGACGTTGTGCGCCTGACATCCTTTCCATAGCACCAGACTGCTTTAGCTGTTGATATGCGATAGGGTTCATGTTCTCGAATGCTGCACCCACACCGTCTACTATAGCCGCCATACGCCGATCTGATGATAGACCAGCGGAAGCACTACCTTCACCACCAATAGCGTTGTCTATCAACGCTTGGAATGAAGAGGTGTCCTGTGACAAAGCATCCACAGACGCAGCTAAGGTCTTATAGTTTTCGTCCTCTTGGTGGCCTAAGTAAGCAGCGGTGTGCTCGGCTACAAGAGTAGGCATTTGTTCTGCCATAGACTCACGTACCATCTTAGCGGTCTGTGGGTCTAGGTCTTTGATCTGTTGCTCCATACGATTGACATATGTAGCACGGAAGGTATCGGGGTCTTGTTCGTACTGCGACTGACGAATCATCTCACGTTGGGATGACAGCATAGTCGCTGATAAAGTCTGGGCTTGCATGACGCGGTAGCCGGACAGTGACCACTTGTCACCGTCCATCTCTACGTCTTCCATAGCCTTACCTTGTTGGTAGGCCATCTGTCCATCTAGGATCGAGGCTTCATGCTGTGTGTTAGCAGCAGCTTGAAACTTCGAGCTAGACCATTTGGTAAGAGAGCGTGCAAGCTGACCCGCCTTGCTATTAACAACGTCAGGTACAGTTTCATTGCTGATCTGTAGCGACGGTGCTTGACGTGCTATAGGTACGACTTCTGCCGCGCCTGCTAGACTGTCCGTTACGCCTTGACGACGTTCTGTTCCTTGAGCCATGTCGCTCTCCTATGTTACTTCTTGCTAAACCATGAGTTGATAGTATCGGATGTTTTACTGCCTTCTGGCTGATTCTTATCCCATGTATCAATTAATGATGCACCTAATCCAAGCATAGCCGAAGCTGCACTTGGTGCGGGTAGGACTGAGATGTCCCTCCCCATGATGGCAGACAACTCAATGTTCTTACGGTTCTCGGCCTGTGCATTCAATGCAGCATCCCTGTTCCGTACTCGTGCATCTTGTGCCTTCAAAGCAGATCGACGCAGGCCGAGCATGGCGGCTTTAACACTACCACCCTGCACGCCAGCCGCAGCAGCACTTACCGCTGCGGAACCTTTGTCTTTCATAGATTGCGTTTGTATTGCTTCTGATAGACGTATTGCTTTATCCTTTGTCTGGACTTCAGCAATGGTCACGGCATTCTGTTGAATACCGCTAGAGATTTTGTTTAGTACGTTCTTGTGCTCTCTAGCAGCAGTCTCCATACGGAACTGAGTCTTCTCTAAGTTGTGTTCAGAAGCAGCACCTAGTATTTGGTTGCCCATGTTAAAGGCCATTCCCCAATCTACAGCCATTAGAGTCTCCTTCCTCTAGTTAAAACTTGACCGACCCATTCAACCTCTAGGATTGTCATGGGTCTTACGTCAGACGATGAAACCGTTAGTTCTGACCAATCGCTCCGTTCACCCCAAGGGACAATGAACTCGCCTGAGCGAACTCCGATACCTGTAGGGTCTTCTGGATCGAATGCAGTTACGATCTCTTGGTTGCTGAATAGTGTATCGTCTGCGCGGTAGCGTGACGTTAGCTTTGAATCCATGAATCCAGACTCATCGAAGTAAACGATGAACTCTGTTACAACTAGCTTAGTGTTCTTGATTGCACGGTTGTTGCGATCACGAATGAAAGGCATAGTTGGTTTCACTAAGGACTCATATGACAGACCTGCTAGTACGGTTGCACCATTAGGTGCAGTTAAGTCTTCCACGAGATAACGCCAAGTACCACCACCTAGATCAGTGATGTTCACAGAGGAGATCGTCTGTCCCGGTACAGCACAACCAGTGCCTTGTACTAGGAGAGCATTAGCCCACGGTAAGTCCACGTAGGTCTTAGCCGCTTCTGCTGTACCTGCTTCAACATAAGTTTCTGCAACGTAGTCTGTGAGTACATAGTCGCCTGATACAGTAGCTGCTGTGTAGTTATCCAGAATGTCCAGCTTAACAGGATAACCTGTCTCTGCGTTGTCTGGGATGTCTAGGTTCATGCTTGACTGTATGTAGCCTAGTGTGGAATCATACATGAGTACGTGAACAGCAGAGCCTGCGAAGAATACGTTCTTAACTGCGTAAGGTAGTACCCACTTAGACCATGAAGCCTGTGCCTTCGTATCGCCTTCCCAATAGTATTGGTGGACGTAGAGTACATTAGCAGAGGCAACGTCATCCGTCTGTGCGATAACAAACGAGAAGTTTGTACTAGCAGTTAGATTAATGATCTTACCGGGCATGTATTCATCTTGTACCTGCGTGATAGATGCAGCATCAGATGCGTCAACAGAGTTTGAGGAGAAGAACTCCTTAACCCCCGCGAAGCTACCCTGCTCAAACGGGAACAGCAATGTACGACCTGTGGATGCAGGGCGTGCGCCCTTACCCATCTCGAAGTTCGTAGTCTGTACCAGTGAAGCATTAGACGGTGCAAGTGCGATAGAACCTGTTATAAGGAACTGGCTATAGTCAGCGAAGATAATGAGGTCACGGTCAAACGGTACGATCCATTCCATCTCGAACTCACGTTCGGCGGTAGACATAACGCTGATAGGATCATCATCAACTTCAGTGGTTGCTGATTTCTTAAAGAAGTCCAGCGGTTCATTCGTGCGAGACATAACAACCCGTGGGCCTGAGATGAATACCAACCTAGATTGGAAACCGTTGATGTCACGTAGTGTACTACCGATGAACTCAGGGATAGGATTAGTCTCTGAATCACCTACACGACGACCTGTCCATGTAGCTTGTGACAACGTGAATGTTGTAGCACCTGTCTTAGTAATGACGTGTGGCATAGTTGCTAGATCATACTGGGATACTTCTTCTGGATTGTACCACTCACGCCATACACCAGCAGAACCGAAGCCTGCGCCTACTGTACCGCCTTCGATGTCGAAGCGCATCCAGTAGTCATCCTCTGTCCCTGTGATGCCTACAATACGCACTAGCGTACCGTGGACAGCCAGCGGGGATAAGTCTTCTAGGTTTTTAGCTGTATTGGTCTGAGAACGTAGTACATTACCACTGGAACCATCTTGAACGGTTAGCTTTAGATCAGCCATACCTGTGATGCGGATAACAGCACCGGATACAGTGACCGTGGCAGCACCGACAGCGGCTGTAGCTAATGATTGCTTTAGCTTGTTAGCGATGTAGGTAGCTGATGCCTTAGCAGCATCGCCTGCGTTCGTGCCATTAGGGGCTGTGTAAGTACCTGTGTATTTAGTACCACCAGCGTCCTCTAGGATCACCTTATACGTGTGACTGAACTCACCACCGAGTGCTACGACATAGCCCTCGTCTGTGGCTACCAGTGCCTCTTGTGCTGTAGTGACTGCATCCATCGCTGTGATCTTGTCACGGTTAAGTAGATACGCTACGTCATCGTAGACGTACACTTCCATGTTACTACCTACATAGTCTAATGTAGACGCATCAGGAGTGACTGTCATAGACGTACCTGCCTCAGACACGATCTCTAATACACCTGTATTGAAGCCGATCTGGAAGCGTTCTTGCTCCATGATTACATTACGGAACTGTAATCCCGCAGCCGCTGTTACGTTATATGCTTGTAGGTCCGATGCTGGGCGGGATGTTAATCCACGTACAACATCAGACACCATGTTGACTTGTTCAGTAACCTGTCCATCGTTTCGGATATGAGCAGGTTGCTGACTCACACCCTGTAGGAGTGAGCCGAGTGTACCGGATACTGACATGATGTCTCCTTACGTGATACGGGTTATAGGATTAGCTGTTGAGGCACGGCGTGTAGCGAAGTTCGCGTAGCCTTTACCACTAAAGAAGTTAGCGTCAGTGTTCTTCATGTTAAGAGTAATGAGTTCTAGCTCTTTCTCTTGGGACAGTTGAGCATACATCTGTAGCTTAGTGCCACTACCGTCCTGATCGCCATAGTACATCATACGCGCACGAGCACGGATGAACTGGACAGCGATAGGCGGCATGTCTGTTAGCTCTAACTCAGCTACGATAACACAGTCCACCGCTTCTGGGATAATGAATGTGTAGTTACCGTTGTCAAAGAGGTACTGCCCACGGATAGCATAGTCCTTAGACGCATCTGCTGGATCGCAGGTTAGTGCATTGCTAGGTACAACGATCTTGTTGTCTACGTTAGGCGTGAGTGTACGGTAGGTTGTGTTAAACCAGAGTGCCTTTGAGGAGAACTCTTCGATGACATCAGATAGAATAACATCAGCGGTTATATAATTAGGATGGGTTACATCAGCGGCAGCGAGTCTTGCCGTGCCAGTGGTCGCCAGCATACTGTTAATCAGGTCCAGACGTGTGGTCATGGTAAGCCTCTCTAGTTAAGGGTGGGTGTTTCATTAGTAGAATAGCCATCGGGAGAGACGACAGCCACTCAACAAATGAAAAAAAGCCCCCTCCAATTAAGGAGAGGGCTGATTAGTATTATACGATAGACTGAACTGCGTAGCAACCATCTGGACGGTTGAAGTTCGCACCGTAGGCCATCAATGAGTCGATGAACCACTGGCGTTCGATCTTGCTGAAGTAGACATCAGAAGTCAACGGAATGGTTTCACCAACCAACAGAGCGGATGGGTGCAGCAACAGAGCTTCTGTACGTGCTTCGGCAGCAGATACATCGTAGAAGTTGGAGTTAGCAGTTGTGGACAAAGCATGACCAGTGATCGCTGCGGTTGGCAAGCGGTTAGTAGCTACAACAGGAACACCCATTACAGTCTTGAACTTACCGTTAGCGAAGTCGCCGTTCTCAGTGGAGTAGTCCTGATTCACCAGCTTGTCGTTGTTCAACAGAACAGCGTACTGAGTTGGAGTCACGAACCATACACACTCATCTGTGTCCATGTCCGCTGTCTGCATAGCAACAACACCTGTTTCAAGCGCAGTGTAGAGCTTAGTTGGGTCGAGTTCGTCACCGGCTGCTGCAAGAGTTGCAGTTGTACCAGCGCCGAAAGCGCCGTTCAAACCAGCAG